ACATGAACCAAAAAATGAAAGGGGGTAACCATGCCTGAGATTATCAAGAAACTTAAAGTTCTAGATTTATTCTCAGGCATTTAGCCGGAGGTTTTTCATTAGGTCTTGATCGTGCCGGCGGGTTTGAGACCGTTGCGTTCTGCGAAATTGAGCCATTCCCGCGCAAGGTATTGGCGAAACATTGGCCGGAGGTGCCTTGCTATGAAGACGTTACCAAACTCACAGGCGACATTCTTCGACGGGACGGAATTGCCGTTGATGTCATCACAGGCGGATTCCCGTGCCAAGATATTAGCTGCGCTGGAAAACAAGCTGGCATTAAAGAAGGCACCCGCAGCGGATTGTGGTCCGAAATCGTCAGACTTATTGGCGAGTTATCACCCTGCTACGTCATCGTGGAGAACGTCGCAGCGTTGCTTAGTGGCCCAAGTGAACAACGTGGGGGATGGTTTGGCCGAATACTCGGAGACCTGGCCGAGTGCGGGTATGATGCGGAGTGGGAAAACATACCAGCAGCAGCCGTGGGCGCTCCCCACCGTCGCGAAAGGGTCTGGATTGTTGCCTACCCCTCGCAGTTGCAGCGCGATGGCGGCGGAAAACATCGGCAACAGGGTCAACGACAAGTTTCCGAACTTGGAAAGCGTAGTGGCCCGCAGCCTATGGCCGACGCCGACCAAATCGGATTGGAAGGGGCCGAATTTGAGCGGGGGCAAATCAGCAAGTTGTCACGGCCTGGCGACAATGGCGCACAAGAGCATGTGGCCGACGCCAGCAGCCAGCGACAACAGGGACAGGGGCAACCTTTCCAGCCCGTCAGTCAAGCGCAGAATCAGAATAGGCAAGCAAGTATCCTTGGGTCAGTCGGTAAGCCACGAAAGTGGAGCCTTGAACCCGCCGTGGGTCGAGTGGCTAATGGGATTTCCAACAGGGTGGACCGACTTAAAGGATTAGGCAACGCAGTCGTGCCGCAAATCCCCGAACTAATAGGCCGCGCAATTATGGAAGCGGAGGGGATGACATGATGAGATCAGCCGTAACGCCCGAACAGGCGGTGCGCTTGGCGGAATGGGTGGAGGGCTTACCAACGCCTTTCACCCTGACGTTCAGGGCGGGCAAGATACGCACCAATGACCAAAACGCGCTAGTACACCGCTGGTTTGCAGATATTGCCAAGCAGACACACAGCGCAATCGACCAGGTTAAGCGGGAGTGCAAGTTTTACCAAGGTTGCCCGATCCTAATGGCAGACGACCCTGCTTTCTGCGCATTTCTCAAGCACCTTAAAAACCTGACGCTTGAGGAAAAGATAGCCGCAATGGATTATGTGTCTGTAACGTCGGTAATGACCACCAAGCAACTAAGCCAGATGGGCGACGCGATGCGTGCCAAGTATCTGCCGCAAGGCATCCATATGACAGACCCGGAGGGCAACAGATGAATAAATTATCACTTCCATTAAATTACACAAGTCTTGCATGGCGGGAGCGGCGAAACGCGCGAGAGCAGTACATTATCGAGCAGGATGGTAATTGCATGTATTGCGGCGATCCTTTGTCCGATAAACCCGCGCCGCGCATAACATAAAAGAGGATCGACTGGAGAAGGTTCCCGCCAAACTTTCTTAAGCACCCTATCCACCTGCAACACTGCCACACAACAGGCATGACAGAAGGCGCGGTTCACGCATATTGTAACGCTGTCTTGTGGCAATACGAAGGGCGATGAAATGAGCCAGATCAACACCGGACGCCCAGCATACCAGAAAGGCCAGACACCACCCAAGGCACCCCGCAAGCAGATGAAGCGGGCAAGCAAGGCCAAGGACGTGTGCGAACCTGGCAAGATGTTTGTATCCAAGGCGTTGCGAGACTTTGCAAGGGGCCAGCCGTGCCAGATGCAAAGCCAGTGGTGCAATGGCGACAACGAGAAGTCAGCGTTCTGTCATTCACGCAGACGCTCAGGGGCAGGCACCAACCAGAAGCCGCACGATTTTTGGGGGTATCATGGGTGCAGTGAATGCCACGCGCATGAGGACACAGCCACAGACGGGGACCTGCTCGACGCAATACGCCGCACGCAATACGCCGTGTTTGAGCATTTTGCCAGTCTGACGCCGTGATTATTATTCTGTAATATCCGAAATAAGGACTTGCTATGGTCAGCCGATAACCGTAGTGTAGAGATAGAAGCAAACAAAGGATCAAGACCATGAAGCGCACAGCAAGACAAAACATTTACGGGAATTGGGTTGGATACCTTGGGCGCACGCGGGCAGAAGAATTTGGGGACCATGCAAGCGCAGAAAGCGACGCTATCGAATGGGTAGAAACAGGAAAAAATGAAATCCGCGCAAGTTACAACAGCTAAAAAACGAACACCTAATATGTAAAAAGGCGGCGGCGTAAAGCCCCGTCCACCAACCCCAACAAAGGATAAGACCATGACACCAAAGCACGCAGCAGAAATGATGCAAGAGTGCGCAGACCTAACCCGCGCCGAGATCAAAAATAACCTACTCTATGGGGCAGAAGTAGCCGAACAAGAAGCCCTACAAAAAGGGGGTGGACTAGCCAGCGACAAAACCCTGCGCGATGAATTTGCGGGGCAGGCTATGGCGGCAGTCATAGAGCTGGGAGATGAAGGCTACGAGGCGGCACTCTCCGAATGGTCCTGCCGCATGGCCGACGCAATGCTACAAGCACGCAAGACACCAACGGAGACAAAACCATGACACAACGATCAAACGACTTTCTAATCTGGCGGGCGGGAACGTCTGTTGGTTGGGACTGCACGCAGCAAGAGATTGCCAATGAGGTGGGGCTTTCAAATGTGGCCGTATCGCTGGCATGTAAGCGTCACGCATGGAAGTGCCTAGGCGGTCAAAACGGCGGACACCGTGACAGGTTTGCCGCTGACACCTTAATGCAATCACCATTTATCGCAGGAAGGTTCAAGGCATGAACGCCGACACAATACCGCACGTCATAGCCAACGCATTCAAAGTACCAAGACACGCCACACAGATAGAAGCATTGGTTGGCGCGGCAATCCTCAAGGCAGAGCGTAAGGCCAAGCACGTTGGCAAAGTCCCGCCCAGCCCTAAAGCGCATTTCGGCGCTGCTGTTGTTGATCCGGCAAAGTGGCGGCTCAAGGTTCTTGAACTGGTCGCATACCTTGAAGGCAAACCACCACAAAGCAGCAAGAAAATGGCCGCCGCGTTGGGATGCGCAAGGGAGACGGCTGTAAAGCGTGCCAACGAGGCAATCAAGCAGGGCGTGGTATGTAGGACCCCAGGCAAAGGTCACAGCAACAATAACCCCATTTTTGTCTATGCAATTAGAAAGGGAGGCAACACATGAAGAAAGATTTTAACGTAAAAATAACGGTAAGAAACAACCACCTTCTTTCTGCCGTAATGGAAAAGTTTGGAAGCGGGGCTGAGCTTTGCAGGCAGTCTGGCGTTAACCCTGCACAATTGGCGGCTTATATGACTATGAAGCAATCGCCCGTTGGTTTGTCAGGTTGGAAAGATGTTGCGCTAAACATTGCCACCGCCTTAAATATGTACCCTTCCGACCTTTGGCCGGAGCATATGCAGACCGTCAAGCTGAAGGCCGCAACAGCCGAGGTTCAGCTTGACGCTAAGGAAGTCCAATCAATTATTGCGGGGGGCTATGAGATCGACCAAGTGGCCGCGTCTGACCTTATCGGTAAAATATCCGAGGGCCTCTCGCCGCGATACAAGGCGTTTATGCAGTGGCGTCTTGCCTATGGAGCCGAGGCAACGCTTGACGAGTGTGGCGAGGCTCTAGGGGTTACTAGAGGACGGGCTAGGCAGATTGAAATTAAATCAATGAAAATCATGCGTAGAGCGTCAAAAAGGCTTGGCGTTGAAAGCATAAGCGAGTTGACCACATGACCGATGACCACACACACCGAGGCGACGACGTGCATCCTGTTGAGGCGGTGGAAAGGGAGGATAACGGGGGATGGCAACCGATAGAGACCGCGCCCAAGGATGGGACCAAGTTTGTATTTCTTCGCATTCGCAAAGGCGTGGCTGACGATTTTATGTATTTTACAGATATTGGGTGGTTTGATGATTCAGAGTTATGTGTTCCGTTTGATGGATACGGGTCAGAGCCAGATGAAATGTGGCCTACCCACTGGATGCCCCTACCCGCAGCACCAACGGAGGGCAAACACTTGACCCCGCCCGAAGAATAACGCATACTTAGGACAGGGTCGTCATGGGCCTTCCTTTGTTGGTAGTGGTCCGCGTATTCCTCCCAGAGCGCGGGCCACGACAAAGACGCGATTGATGATGTGTGATTACACGTAAGGAATGTTGATCGCTTACAGGTTAACTAAGCCGCGATTGATGCGGTGTGCTTCTAGGGCCTAGCCCGCGACATATAGAGCAATTTAGTTTGCCATGAATATGGGCACACCACATGAGGCGCGGACGGGCTACCCAGCATCAGGTGTCATTGCACTGTAGGCTGATCTCGAATAATGTGAACGACATGCGGCAGAAGTTGCTACGCGCCTCAGACTACCCGCGATTGATGCGGGCCGCTTATGCGGATTGGGAATTACCTGGTCGGGCGGTCCACATGAGGCGCAATAGCTTGAATTATGTTACCTTTGCGTGAAGACTGTTACCAAGCCGCTTTGATGCGGTGTGACTGCAACCGGCCAACGAGTGCCTAAGTGATGGCGTCAAGTAGCCGGACAAACGTGTCACACCTCATGAGCGCGGTGCCGATGGTTCGGTGTCGGAGTAACAATCCAGGCGCTAGGGCAGGGTTCGATTCCCGTCCGCGCTCAACCTATTCTAAGCATCTAAACCCCAAGGGGAAAGACCACCTATACGCCAACGCAATACCGTGATAAAAGGCAAGCCATGACAAAAGGAAACCCAGACCCATCGCCAGAAACTAGGTTTAAGCCTGGAGTGTCTGGCAACCCATCGGGCAGAAGTACTGAAGAACGCCTCGCAATGCACGAAGCCGCTAAGATATCAGCCAATTTGCGGCTTGCAGCATTATCCAGCTTACAGGATAAAGTCACCAGTGGCGCAGACCTTCTTGAATACCTAGACGCTAACATTCTAAAGCTGTTCAAGGATTCAGAGGATCGCGCTCATGGAACGCCTCAACAGTCAGTTAACCACACGTCAGATGACCGCAGTATGTCGCCAGCCCGTGAGTTGTCAGACGCGGAGTTGCAGGCTGTGATTGATGCCAATGCAGACCCCAAGTGACGCCGCCCGCGAACTGCTGACCCGTAGAGAGGCAAGGCGCGGGCTGCTGGCATTCATTCAGTACATGAACCCCGGCTATATCGTGTCACAGTTTTCCATTGATGTATGCCGAGAGCTTGAACAGTTTTACCGAGACGTTGAGGCTGAGTTGCGGCCCGTCTTGGTGTTTGAGGCACCACCACAGCACGGCAAGTCCGAGATAGTCAGCCGCAACCTTCCCGCTTGGTTGTTCGGTCAAAACCCTGATTTGTCCATTGGCGGGCTGTCATACGGTTCCGACCTTGCCAGCGATATGAACCGCGATATCCAAAAGATTATGATGTCCGACGATTACGCGCGGCTGTTCCCCCACGCGTCGCTAAATGCCAAGCGGGTGGTGAACGTCGGAGTTGAGGCCAAGCGCAACAGTGAGACATTTGAGATTGTAGACCGTAAGGGCCGATACATGGCTCAGGGCGTGGGTGGACCGCTAACAGGCAAGCGGTTGGACATTGGCATCATTGATGACCCGATCAAGAACGCACAAGAAGCTCTCTCGCCTGCAACTAAGACAAGCGTTTGGAATTGGTATCAATCAACGTTTAAGACGCGCCTATCAAAGAACAGCGGCCAGATTATCATGGCTACACGATGGGCGCTTGATGACCTCACAGGCCGCATCCTTGAGGCAGAGCCGCGCGTTAGGCGCATCACGTTCCAAGCCATCGACGCCAACGACAAGGCGCTTGTGCCTGAACTTCATCCGTTTGCCAAGCTGATCGAAACAAAGGCGGGCATGTCAGAGTTCTTTTGGTCTGCCATGTATCAGCAGAACCCCATTACAATCGGCGGCGGCATATTTAAGGACGAGTGGTGGCAGTATTACGATCTGCTGCCGGATCTGACAGAACGCAATATCTACGCGGACACGGCAAACAAAACAAAGGAACAGCACGACTATTCGGTGTTTGAATGCTGGGGCAAATCACGGCAGGGCAAGGCGGTTCTAGTTGATATGGTGCGCGGCAAGTGGGAGTCGCCTGAGTTGCTAGTCCATGCGCGCGCGTTCTGGAACAAGCACAAGACGGCAACAACCGGACTGACCGGCGCATTGCGGGCGTTCAAGGTTGAAGACGCGGCATCGGGCACGCACCTAATCCAAACTCTAAAGCGTGAGGGCATTCCAATCATCGGCATCCCTCGCAGTAAGGACAAGATAGTCCGCGCACATGACGCGTCGCCAATGGTTCAAAGCGGTAACGTCCTGCTGCCACGCAGTGCGCCGTGGCTGTCGGATCTGCTGGCCGAGGCATCCGCGTTCCCCAATGGCACGCACGACGATATCCTTGATCCAATGTTTGACGCGATTGCTGATGTGCAGTATGTTAGGGCACAGCCGTCCATTCGGGCGCTGTAAAGGAGAAACATGACATGGAACTCAAGAGAATAATTTGGAAATCTGCGCCTACCCTTGCACAGGTTCAGTACATGCAAGGAACTACGTCGTTTGGCCCTTCATGCTTTGAGCGTGGCTTGGAATGGGTGTTTGCATACGGTCAAAAGGAATGCGAACACGCACCAACTCCAGACGGATTTAGTCGCATCAATTAAAGGAGAAACATGACATGAATGACTTCAACAAAGTGTTCGCCCTTATCTCAGGCATTTCCCTTTCCATTCTTGCGGGGTTGTTTGCCGTTGGGTTTGCGTATGGGGCTGACGCCGTTTTTAACTGCATTTTCGTAATGGTTTTGGTGGCATTGGCCGTTGGCGGCTCCTATTGGGCGGCGTGCGAAATTTGGGGGGACGGCGCATGAAATTAAAGAGACGCAATCCATTCGTAGCTGCATGGCTTACATATCCCGCATTGCGACGCATTGGTTGCTTCGGCCGTTGTAGGTGCCTTATGCTTGCTCTGTCGCATTTCTACTCACCGCTAGTTGAGCCACGCGGCTAACCCGCTCCCTATAGCATAACGCGCGCAACCATGCTATAGGGGGCGAAACGCTTTCTCGGAGACGCAATGAAAATCCGCAACCCTTTCCGCAAACCAGTCGAAACCAAGCAAAGCGCAACAGGCGCGGCAATGGTTATGAACCCCGGCCAACCCGCGTGGTCAAATAGGGACTATGCAGCGTTTGCCGATGAAGGATACCGGCGCAACGTGGTGGCCTATCGATCAGTCAACATGATTGCCGACGCGGTTGCATCTGTTGTCTGGACGCTGTTTCGCGGCGATACCGAAATCACGGAAAGCCCAATCCTTGATCTGATCAAGAACCCAAACCCAATGCAGTCGGGCAAGCAGTACATGCGCGCCAAGGTCGGCTTCCTGATGATTGCAGGCAACGGATATGAAGAAAAGGTAGAGGCGGGCGGGCGCATCGCTGAGTTGTACCAGCTAAGGCCGGACCGAATGACGGTTGTGCCTGGTAACAATGGCTTCCCCATCTGCTACGAATACAAGGCGGGCTTGAAGACTGTTAAATTCCTTCTTGATGAAGTAGGCGCTGGCAATGTCCGACAGCTCAAGCTGTTCAACCCATTAAATGACTTCTACGGAATGAGTCCGATTGAAGCGGGTTCCTATGGGATTGACCAGCACAATCAATCAATGTCTTGGATGCAATCTCTACTTCAGAACAGCGCGCGGCCTAGTGGTGCGCTTAAGACATCTGGCGACCAGCCATTATCAGACGAGCAATTTCACCGCCTTAAAGAGCAGCTTGAAGAACAACATCAAGGCGCAGCCAACGGCGGTCGGCCTATGCTTCTTGAGGGCGGGCTTGAATGGCAACAAATGGGCATGTCTCCGGCTGACATGGGTATCATTGAGACCAAGTATTCAGCAGCGCGCGACGTGGCGCTTGCGTTTGGTGTGCCTCCCCAGCTTCTAGGCATCCCCGGCGATAACACTTATGCGAACTATGCAGAGGCACGTCTGGCGTTCTGGGAGGACACAGTGATCCCGCTAGTCAACATGATCGGCGAAGACTGGAACGCATCAATCGCAGACGAGGGAACAGAACTGCACCCCGACCTAGACAAGATCCCCGCCATTGCTGACAAGCGGATGACGCTGTGGACTATGGCAGACAAGGCAACCGACCTGACAATCAACGAACGGCGCGAACTCAAGGGGTTTGAGGCGATCCAAGGAGGCGACGTGCTGCTTGTAGGTCTTGGCTTGATGCCATTGGCGGACGCATCCACAGGCTTAGGCATTGGCGAAAACGACATTGACGCTAAAGCTGCGGCGCATATCATGGGTTACGATGTCAAAGCGACTGATTAACGGATCGCCGCAAACTGAGCAGCGCAGGCAGGAACGTCTGTTGGTGTTAATGGAACGGCGGTTCGGTCGTTTGTTGGCCGCAGAGGTGGCACGCGCGTCCCAAGTTATGTTGCAGCAATACGAGGCCACTGGTGCAGCGCCACAGTTGCCCCTAGACCACGTTCAGATCATGGCGCAAATATACCAACAGATGACGCTAATGGCGGTTGAGGCGTTTGGTGGGCGTATCGTTGGGCAGGGCAAGTCGCGCGGGTTGTTGTTGGAAACCAAATCATTCGCAGACTTCTTTCGCAGGCTGGCGGCTGATTACATTGGGCGCGAGGCAATCCGGCGGCGCATTACAAGCGTGTCAGAAACCACGCGCACCACAATCATCACACAGATCACGCGCGGGCAGTCCGATGGCCTTGGCACGGAATCAATCGCCAAGCTAATCAGCGACGCTATTTTCGGGGTCTCACGCCAACGCGGGGCATTAATCGCGCGGACGGAAACGCACGGCGCGGCGAACTATGGCGCTGACGGCGCGGCGCGGGCGACAGGTCTTAAGCTGCGCAAGGAATGGGTGTCGGCTGAGGACGCACGCACACGAAATTCGCACAGGCTTGCCAATGGTCAGATCGTGGATATGGATCAGCCGTTCCGCATTGCCATACCATTGGACCAGCGGACAATAGGCGGGGATGCGTTTGAGTTGATGATGATACCTGGCGACCCAGCGGCCAGCGCGGGGAATGTGATCGGCTGCCGGTGCGCTGTGTCGCATATCGTGGACGATTAAAGCAACCCTTTGCAAGTTTGCAAAAGTATGCTAACACTTTGCAAAAGGCCGACGTGATGTCGTCCCAATCCCTACAGATGGACCATTCATGGAACATAAGTCAGTTGCATTTGAGTTAAAGAAGGAGCCTGATGCCGATGGCGTCTTTGAGGGTTACGCCTCTGTTTTTGGCGTTGTTGATCAAGGCATGGACGTTGTTGAGCGCGGCGCATTCACCAAATCATTAGGATCAGGGCGCAACGTCAAGATGTTGTGGCAGCACGATAGCGCGCAGCCCATTGGCGTCTTTGATGTGATGCAGG